TCTAAAGAAAAGTGGAGAAAATAAGTTCGCTAACTTCAAGTATTTTGAGTTAGCAGACTTTCTACCACAAGCAACTGGATTACTTGAAGAAGCTAAGCTATGCCCTATAGTGACCTTTACAAATGAATATGCAACTCTAACATTAATTAATGGAGAAAACCCATCAGAACAGATTGTATTTACTTCTCCCATGAGAGATTTACAACTTAAAGGTTCTAATGAATTACAGGCACTAGGAGGTATAGAAACCTATCAAACTAGATATTTGTACATTCAGTTACTCAACATAACTGAGAATGACACTTTTGACGCAACTAGTGGCAAAAATGAAGCTAAAAGTAATTCTAACAATAGAATTTTAACAGATAAACAATTAAGCAGGTTATATGCAATAGCAAGTAATGCAAATGTTAATAAGGAGAGCTTAAAAGAGAAAGTATTTAAGAGATTTGGAAAAGAGATAAAAGATTTAACAAAACAAGAATATGACACAATTTGTAATGCTTATGAAAAGCAAAATCAAGAGTAGGTGATATATTGAATTTTAATAATGAAACATACTTTCACATAAATTTTGACGACCCATTTACAAGAGTACCTAATACAATCCTCGACAATGAAAATCTTTCTTATTCAGCTGTAGGAGTAGTCACTCAAATGTTAAGATTTCAAAGGTCGGGTAGCCATAAAGTGTATGCAAAATCATTAATAAGCTATAGAAAAGATAGTAAGACAAAAGTAAGTAATGCTTTAAAGGAGCTTATGCAGGAAGGTTTTGTTATTAGGACACAAATAAGGGATGAAAAAGGTCAAATGAAAGGTTATAGATATGATATTTTTGATACACCTCAAAATGTAAATTCTGAAAGTGTTGAAATGACTGAATCTCAACCGTGTGCCGTTTTCCCGACTCCGGTAAAACCGGAAGCTGGTAAAACCGAAGTCGGTGAAACCGGAAGCCGGCAAAACCGAGGTCGGGAAATCGGCAACATAAAAGAAAATAGTATTAAAAAGAAAATAGGTTTAAAAGAAAATGATGTTATTACTACTGTTATTGCTGAACAATCTGAAAAAAATAAGACTGTCTGCATAAAAAAATATTATGAATCTTATATAGGTGTGATTACTCCAAATAATTTTCTTCAACTACTGACTTATTTAGATGATGGAATGGAAGCTGATGTAATAATAAGAGCTATTGATGAAGCTGTAGGCAGTGGAGTTAAGAATTATAAGTATGTAAAAACAATCTTAAATAATTGGATAGAAGCAGGTGTAAAAACTAATTTAGAACTTACAGAGTATCAAAATGAGTTTGAGAGGAAGAAAAAGAATAAACAGGAGAAGAAGCAGTCTAATCATAAAAATGTGAATACTCCTAATGTGAGTAAAAATAAGTTTCATAACTTCAATGAAACCTTTACTCAATATTCACCTGACGAACTAGATGACATAATTAAGAAAAGTCAAAAGGTTAAATTTAAATAAAATTATACTTCTAGGAAGTAAATATCAATATATTACTTCCTAGAAAGGGGAGGTATAAAATGGCGAGAATATATGCACAAAGAAGTGGTTCTTTAAATGAACAAGATAGATTGGAGTTATTAAGATTACTTGGGAAAGCTGGATATACAGTAAAGGTTGCTAGAGAGAAGCAAAATAGCAAGACAACTTATACTTACTTTGTTGAGTATACAGAAGAACAGGAAGAAAAATAGAAGGGGGCTAGTTAAATGAATACAATAACTTTAGTTGGAAGATTAGTTGCAGATGCAGAATTGAAGTACCTTCCAAATTCAGGTACTCCAAAAATAACCTTTTCAATGGCAGTAGATAGAAGGTTTAAAGATAAAAATGGAAATAAAATAACTGATTTTATTCAATGCGAGCAATTAGGAAAACATGTAGAGAATTTAGTGCAATATCTTGTTAAAGGTAAGCCTATATATGCTGTTGGAGAGTTAAATATATATAATTACAAAGATGAAAATGGTTGCTGGAAATCTATTACTAAGGTTAATGTAAATGCTTTAGAACTACTTTCTAGTAAAAATGATAATAATGCTAAACAAGAATATGTACCACCAGGATTAGACCCACAAGGTTTTCAAGCAATAGATGATGACGATATACCTTTTTAATTAAGTTAAATAGTCTAGGGAGTAATTATACAATATTACTTCCTAAAAGTTAAAAATGGAGGGATAAAAATGAGTAGAACAGCTATATGTAGTGTTTGTGGGGAGTTTCTAGTTGAGAGTTATGATGACCAGTTTACAAATACAAAGGTTATGGATTTACATGGTAGAGAATTTGTAATTGTTATATGTAAGAGTTGCTTAGAAGAATTATTAAGAAAATGTGAGGACTAACAATATGAGATTTGAGATAGGTAAAACTTATAAGTTTGATAAAGAGAAATTTATGGAAATTAATGGTGTAGAACAACATAAAAAATATAAAGAACTTTGGATTGATGATATTGAAGGTGTTGAATTTACTGTTGAAAAAACTTTTGATGATGGCTATGTTTGCTATCCAAATGAATTTTGGTTTAATTTTGGTGTAGTTTCGGAATGGTGTGTTGAAGTTAAATAAGGTAGGAGGAATTAGATATGGCTAAAATTTGGTTAGATGCAGGAACGTTTTTAGAAAAAACTATTGATATAGAAGATATGTTTGAGCTTAATTTAAGAAAAGTAAGAAAAGCAAATGAAAGTAAGAAAATAAAGCTGAAACTTAATGAATCGAAATTCAAAAAAATAAGGAAAAAACCAACTAATGATACAAAAAGTAAACCTATAAAAGTTTTTAATATTGAAACTGGAGAAGTTAGAATATTTAAAAGTGCAAAGGCTGCAAGTAAATACTTAAAGATTAGTGGAGATTATGCTAGTTGTTTAGCTAGAGAAAATAGAGTAACTAGAGAAGGTTGGAAGGCAGAATATATTCAAGAGGTGTCAGATGGTATTAGCAAATGTGGAGCAAGTAATTAAGTTAGCTGAAAAGATATTAAATAAGAAAAAGTGTTCTGTTAATAAAGCTATTGATATAGCTATAAAAATATTAAGCAAATATGAGTGCGAGGGGATGATTAGAAATGAGTCTAATTAAGTACAGAGGTTATGATTTTGAGAATGAGAAGTGGATTTATTCTGAAACAATAAAGTGGAGTGATGCAGTAGATTGTTTATTTATGCTAAAAGAGAATTGTGAATGGCAAAAAGTATCTAATGTTGGAGTATTCTCGAAATGTTGGTCTGGAAATAATGAAGAAATTTATGAGGGAGATATATTGAAAGAACCCTATAATACTAAAAATAAATATGAATATGGAATTGTAAGACAAGAAAATTATGCTCTTGAATTATATGTTGAATGGCATTATTTAAAGCAATTTGAAGGTAAATGGGAGGAAATTACAAGTAAAGCAACTATAATGAATAGCAAAAAATATGTAGTAGTTGGTAATGAATGCGAGAATTTGGAAGAAATTAAAAAAGAGTTCTTAGAACGTAAGGAGATGTTAGAAAATGAACATCTTAGCTAGTTTAATACTTATAGTAGGAAGTTTTATAGCTGGTAGGGTTTATGAGTATAGATTGAATCTAAAAGAGTGTGAAAATTGTGATAACAAAAGAGGTGTATAAGAATGGATGATAGATTGGAGATTTGCAAAAAAATGTTTCCTATTGTTACTAAAAATACTAGATTACTTTGTCATTATTGTGATGGTAGAAATATTTGCAGTTATGATGAAGAAAAAGCTCATGAATTATTGAGAAATGAAGAAGGTACTAAAAATAACTAACTTTGAAATGATAAAAAGTTTGGATGAGGATGGAATGGCTAATTTTTTTGGAAGTACAGATTGTATTTGTGAGTATTGTATATATGAGGGAGAACCTTGTGGTTATATATGTTATGAAAGTCCCGAAGGGTTCAAAGAATGGCTTTATATGGAGGTAGAAGAATAATGGATAAACTTTATATATGCAGTTCACAAGGAGTAGAAGAAGTTGAAATACTAGAAGGAACAAAAGGTAGATTCAAAGTGGGGAGTAATAGTCAATATTTAAGAGTTATTAATAAAAATGTACTTGATGTAAAAAGTGCTAGTTATGTTGCTTCTTTAAATAGAGATACAGCTATAAACATCTGGAATGATGAAATAAGCAAAGAAATAGAAAGATTAAAAGGATTTTTATATACAGAAAATATCTAATTAAAACAGTTTAGAGAGTTGCAAAATATCTTTTAGTATAAATTATTGTTGAAGTGTTTTGTGACTCTCAAAAATGAAAATAAGGAGGCGTTGTATTGCTTACATTTTTAGATTTATTCGCAGGGATAGGTGGTTTTAGGCTAGGTATGGAAAAAGCAGGACATAAATGTTTGGGACATTGCGAATATGATAAATTCGCAAATTTAAGTTATAATGCCATGCACAAACCGAAGGAGGATGAATGGTTTGAAAGAGATATTAGAGAAATTAGAACAGAAAATATCCCAAGAGCAGATGTCTGG